AATTATAATCCTAATATTTATTTATATTTCCCCACCTTCGGGGTTAATTTCTTCCCCTCCACCTTCTATGGGATTACCCATTTCATCGACTGGAGCATTAGGATCAGGAAGAATTCCATTTTCAATTTCTTGATCAATCTGTTTATCAATCTCTCTAATTTCTTCATCAGTTTGATGAAGAACATGGCGTCTAACATATTCAACAGAATAGTACTTACCCAAATATGGTTCTACTTGAGATGCTAATGTTACTCTAGAAGTAATCATTTCATTCTCTTTTAGTTCAGAGAAATGATTATCTTTTAAGTAATCAAACTGGATATGCTCAGATAGAACCTCCCAGTCATCTGGAGTAACAATATTTTTTAGAATTAATTGTGTCTTTAAAAGATCAAGGAATACATTACTAAATCTCTTTCTCAAACGTCCAACAAATTTGTTGAATTTTAATTCGTCTCTTTGAATTTCAGAACTTCTACCAAGATTAAAACCATCACCACTTCCAGCAATTCTAGACTCAGGAACATTCAGTGCACGATATAGTTTCTTTTGGAAATATTCAATGTCAGCAAGTTCTCCAAGATTTTGACCACCAGGAAGTGTAGAGATTTCAGTTCCTCTACCACCTTCACGACGAGGTAACCAGAAATCTTCAAGCATACTCATGTGCTTACGATCATCACGAATCTCACCAGTGTTTGCATCGTAAACTAATTTGTTACGATAACGATTCATAACATCTCTGAGGTATTGCTCAGATTTTACTTTTGGAAGATTACCAACATCAATGTAGAAAATTCTTCTTTCGGGTGCTCTTGATAATCTGTAGATAACAAGTGCATCTTCGATCATGCGAAGTTGATTAAGACCCTTGATTGCTTTATGAAGATATGATAGTGTTAAATGTTTATTTCTATCTACTAATCCAGATGTGATATAGGTTACAGCATCGGGTGCAATTTTGACTGTTTTTTGTGCGTTTGAACTATATGCTTTCCTATCAGGACTAAATGCAAAAAATTCATCGATCTGAGGATCTTTTAAAGCTATTGTATTATTTCTACCAGGCACATAATTTTGTGCAATTTGCAACTCATTGCCCTTTTCTTTTTTAAGGACTCTCATATATTTCACTTTCATGGCATCCATGTGCCTGATTTCTTTAATTCCTTCTGAAGGTTTATCTAAATCAATTACCTTATGATAATAAACTCTTCCGTCAACATACCAATTACGGAATATCTCATGACACTTCTTATCAAATGATAGAAGATCTTTAATATATTTGAACTCTTCTCTAATAATTTTCTTTAGTGGTTCACTAGCATTAAGATTAGATAACTCAATTTCAACTGGAGAATCGTTTAAGTCTGAAACAATTGCTTCATTTACAACATCTTCAATAGCATTGTCACACTCTGGGTGTAACGCCATCTCACGATATCTACGCATTAAGTCTTGTTCATTTTTAAAGACACCCTCAATATCTACATACTGACCATAAAAGCCACTACTCATATAGTAATCAACCCCGTCCTCGTTATTTTCGGGGACAGGGGAGACTACGCCTTTAGGCTTTTTATCGCCCTTTTTGTCTTCAATTGAAAAACCAAATAGTTTCGCCATTTTATAGTTAAACTTGTGACTACTGTTTAACTATTTATCACTCTACAGATCCGCCATTTCCACCTGCTTCCCACCACTGAACTTGTAATTCAACAGTAAACTCTTCGATAGTATCGGTTGTTTCATAAGAAACTTCGATAGGTGCTACCTGAGTTGGGAAGATATTATAGAAATGATACGTTCTTAGAATAGGTAATGAGTCAGAACTTGGTTGCTCACCATTAGGTGAAACATCTGCTCTACCAAGTTGATGAATCCAAGCGTCTACTTGGTAATCTTCAGGATTTACTCTACCTGAAGCATCGGATACCTTATTAATAAAGTTCATCCATCTCTCAAAAGAAGAACGAAGTGCGAAATCAGTATCGTTAATTACTGTGACTGTCCATGCATCAAATGTTCTGTCACCAGCAACTTTCAGAGTTCTTCCTCTGAAAGGTACTTCGATTGGTGTGACATTGGATGCGGGAAGTTGTGCTGCTTTGATAAGGAAACGAGACTTAAGTTCGATATCCGTAACATCAGCTCCTACAACTCCTTCAGGGAAGTTCATAACAACCTCAAATAGGTTGCTTCTTGAACCGCCCCCAATTAGTCTTTGTTTAAAGTCATCGATTGTCCTAGATTTGGTAGCAATCGAATTTTGTTGCCCTCTGTGTGCCATTGTTGTTTACCTGGGATTAAAATTAAACTCTACCAACGACTTCTTCAAACGAGATGCCAGTTCTAGTAGCAACGAATGTAAGACCGATGAAGTTGATGGAACGTGCAGGCTTAATGAATATGTCTGCAATAAATTCGTTACGATCAATAACGTCAGGAGTGTTGTTAGTTTCATCACAAACAACTAAGAAGTCACTAATACCTCTCTTTGCCTGAACATCACGTAAGAATGGTTCAATGATATTTACAAAGTTTGTTCTTGTAATATCATCGTTGAACTCAAAGAGTTGATCTCTAGCAGCAGCTGATATCGCCTTCTCTAGGAAGATGAACAAACGACGGACGTTGATTCTGTCGAATGCAGATGCTTTAGCAAGACCAGTCTTATCACCAAATAGAATGATACCGCCACCTGGATTAAAGGTGATTGGGTTAATTCTATTAGAATAAAGTTCGTCTCTTGCTCTCTTGCCAGGATTGAACGCAAGTTTAACAGCGTTAAGGATCGCACCTCTGGAAGTACCAGCAGGTGAGTACCATGGGAAGTTATTGATATCAGTTCTAGCACAAAGACCAGCGATATCAGCGTTCATTGGAACCCATCTAAACTCTTTGTTGAAACGGTCAAAGGTATACTTGTAACCAGAATCAAGAACAGCGAAAGATGANGATGTGACAGGAGCATAGTATCCTGTGATCTTAGCTAAGATCTCAGATGTTGGGTTGAGGGCATCGTCTGTTAAGAATGCACCTCTATAAGGAGAAATGAATGCAACAGCATCCTTTCTTAATTCTGCAACTTCAATTAGTTTGTTTGCAATTGCAGCAGCACCTTCTTTGCTGTAGTTCGCAGAACCCATGATGAGGAAGTTAATTTCAATCTCTTCAGGATTCTCAAACAATTCATAACCAGCATAGATGTTGCCAACTGAAGCAGCAAATTCACCAGTTAAACCAGATGCAGCGTAGTTAACGCCCTTAGACATTACAACCTTCCAAGCACCTCTACCAGCAAAACTGATGTCTTGTGCATCTTGGTTCCAGTTAACGTCACTGTCTTGCTCAAACTTATCTTTCTGGAAACTAGAAGTAGTAACACCAACAGGTTGGTTACCACCGAAGATGTAATCTGAATCTTCGACAAGATACTTTCTATACCATGAAGGTGTTGCAACAGAAGAAGTTGCATCCTTTGCTTTGGAAAGATTAAAGTGCTTCTCTAAAATTTGACCAGGAACACCTGTAATTAAACCTTTGTCATCAATGACAAGGATGTGCATTTCGTCATGTCTGGAGTTTCTCTCAGAACAATACTGAGAAGTACCAGGACGATCTGCTACAGCGTTCCACTTAAAGTTATTATTATCAATACCTACGTATTGGTTATCAAACCAATCGTTCTCGCCAGTATAAGAAGTAGTACCATAAGCAACATCCGAATTAGTTAACGTAGTAACACCGATTGTTACACCGTCAACAGTATGGAAAGCAAGTGATCCAGTATCTCCAAATCTATAGATACCAGTTGGCGTGTAATCTACCTCAGTTTCAGTACCTGCTGTAGAAACATGAGAATGGAATTTAACATCAACAGTACCACCTTTAGCACTACTAATACCAGTAATAACACCTTTGAAAAATCCATCCAATAGTGATGTAGAACCAGCACCAGCAAGAACTGTGTTAGCAGGAACTGCTTGTGTTACACCATAACCAACTTGTAGAGAGTGTGTTACTCTTACACTTTGTGTAGTACCAACACCAACGACAGATGCAAACTGTGTTGTATTAATACCAGTCATTTGTTGATCGGCTTGACCGTCAACAACGCAGATAGTTACGTTATTTGCCCATGTACCTGGTGTTTGTGCAACGAAAGAAACACCACTAATACCGTTTTCTAGATATCCAGTCGATTCAAAATCCAGATCGTTTTTAATTTTAATAGCAGTCCCCGTAAAGGCAATACCTGGTGTATCGTCAGCACATGCATTCTTTAGTGCAGTGCCGTCAGCTCTGACAACACGTAATGCACCTCCATATGCAAGGTATGAAGAAGCCGAAATCCAATGCTCATAATGTCTATCTGCACTGTATGCAGATCCGAAAATGTTGAGCAAATCTTGCTCACTCTCGATGAGTGTTGCTTGGCTTACAGGACCTTTTGCAAAAGGCGAACATAGCGCTCCGATACTATCAGAAGTTGCATCCACTCTACCAGTGGTCAAGTCAACTTCTCTAACCAGAATACCTGGAGATGCTAAGTTTAGATAGCCCATTTGTTACTCCTTGGCGTACTCAGAAATAGTCTAGAAATATTTATTGTTTTGAACCTTTACACAGGGGAAACTTAGCGTGAACTTACTACCAGTCAGGATATTGCCACCTTTCATTAGTTGTCAATTTTTTGTTCTTTACCCTTTCAATAGTGCATTTTTTGCATTCATATGAGTATGATGATTCAACTGGTCCTCTATCTTTCCTAGTACGATAAAACCCATCAACTAAATTTTTTGTCTGTCTACAAGTCCTACACTGTCTATCAGAAAGTAACAAATGACCTAATGACAGGTTCTCATCTAAATCAAATTCCATCAAGAAAGATAATCCCACATATATGATCTTTCGCCATATTCATCTGAAGCTTTATTCCATCGGTCTCCTTCTGCATCTACAAATGTATCACTGTCTAAACCATCATCTATAAAACCAAATGGTGCCATGTCCTGTTCAATTTGATTTTTCTGTTCTTCATATAACCTTTTACGAACATCTTGATCGGTAAGTTCTTTAAAATAATCTTGGGCAACTAACCATGCATATATTACAAGACACATAGCAAGGTCATCATTACATCCTTCTTCTGCCTCAAATGAATTGCTTTTAGATATGAATGTAGTAAGTTCTGAGATGATATCATAATCATTAATGATAACTTTATCACCCTCAATCATTGTCTTAAGGTTTAATGATCCAACTTTTTTTACTGTCTTGGACATTTTTACACCTAGTTGAGTCTTCTTACCAGAGAAACCTTGTCCAACAACTTGACCTGCTCTACCTCTCATAGAACACATAAGAAGATTTTGATACTCAAGATCATATTGAATTATTGATGCAACTTGATCACCAATATCATTTACCTCACATAAGATGTATGCGTTATTGTAATTCTTTCCTACTTGCCAAATAATATTTGGAAACAACATAGGTTTGATTTCATTATTTCTATATTTTGCTACAAGACGATGTGGAAACTCAGTAATATCAACTACAACAAATGCAGAGTAGTCAAAACCAACACCTCTTGCAACGTCAACTGTAATCATATAATCATGATTGTCTTTAGGTTGTTCATATACATCCAAACCAGCATTTTGTGTGGATGGATTTTCATAAACCATCGTTTTCAGTTTTGATGGTGCAATTAAGGTATCAACAGATCCTAAGAATTCACATTCAAACTCAACTCTAAACTGTGATTCAGAAGTGTTCTTGATTGTTTGCTCTTTCCATACAGCATCTCTACCTGGTACTTCTGACCAGTGAACTTCAGTAGGTACATATTCATTTTCTCCTCTTTCAGCATCATGCCAATATCTGTAAAAATGATTCATCCCGTGAGGGGTAGATACCATAATTACTTTGGTGTTTTTACCAGAAGAAATAGTAGGATAAACAGATGCAAAGAATTGTTCAGCAATATGATTCGGGATGAACGCAAATTCGTCTAAGAATATGATGTTATAAGATCCACCACGAACAGCAGATG